AAGCGGACAAGATGCTCCTCACTTACGACCCGCTGGCGATGATGGCCCACGCCGACCAGGACCAACTCCTCCACCTACTACGCGACACCCAGTTCGAGTCCCAAGCGGTCAACGATATGCTGGAGGCATTGGCTAACGGGGAACGGGACGTTATGCCGGACTTTGAACCCGGCAGTATTGATGACCAAGGGCGGTTGGATGAAAAGAAACCGATTGAATGCCCAGAGTGTGGACATGAGTTTGCGCTGTGAACAAGGCAGACCTTAAACTCGATTGGTGTTCCCACGCTGCTGCCAAGTATGCGGTGGAACATTGGCACTATTCCAAGAGCATGCCGATGCCGCCAACAATTAGAATTGGGGTGTGGGAGTGTGACCAATTTATTGGATGCGTAGTTTTTGCCCGTGGGGCTAGTCCGCATCTGGGGGCGGCTTATGGGTTGCAGCAAACGGAAGTTGCAGAGTTAACTAGGGTCGCTATAACTGCTCATATAGTCCCAGTGTCACGTATCCTGACTATTGCTGTTGCGATGTTACGAAGAAAGGAATCCGGGCTTCGGCTTATTGTATCCTTTGCGGACACCAACGAGGGGCATCATGGGGGCATTTATCAAGGTGCGGGCTGGATGTATTGTGGAAAGACCTCAAGCAAGAATGATTATATTAGCGCAGATGGTCGGCGGTATCGAGATAGGCAAGTGACTGCATCGGGATATGCTCGGCAGTTTGGAGTTATGACCCATGTCCCGAAGGTCAGGGACTGTATAGCGATTCCGTTGGAAGGGAAATACCGTTATCTGTACCCACTTGATGACTCCATGAAAGAGCAGATAGCTTCCCTTTCCAAACCATATCCCAAGCGTCCGAAGGATTCCAGCGAACCACCGGCTATCCATGCCGGAGAGGGCGGGGCAGCACCGACCCGGACGCTCCAGAACTTATTCCCATTACGGGACCGTATGGCCCGATTGCTGGAGTGACTGAGTCGTGGCTTTGAATAACGGCAAGAACCTGGCGGCGGAGAATCGACGCTCCCAAGTCCTCCAGATGAAGATGGCCGGGGCGACCGAGACCGCCATCGCGGAACAGGTCGGCGTGTCCAAGACCCAGGTCCACAACGACATCCACCGCCGGCTGTCCGAGGTACGCCGGGACGACAAGGAAGCCGTCCAGCAAGAGTACAACCTCCAGCGGTCAAGGTATGAACGGCTCCTCCTCCGGTGGTGGAGTCAGGCTACCGGCCCCGATGATGAGAGAGCGGCCAAGGCGACCCAGATGGTATTGGACATTCTCCGGCGCCTGGACACCATCGGCGGACTGATACCGGAGAAGCCTTTGATCCAACTCCAACAACAGAACGTCATGGTTGGCGGCGTCACCTTCGCGGACCTCCTCCGGGAAGCGATGGACGGCGCCGGCCAGATAGTGGAGGGAGAACGTGAGGTCGCGAATGCTGGGACTGATCTGGCCGTGGAAAACTAAGAAAGGGCGGACGGTCGAGAGCTACGACAAGCGGGGGCGACTAAGGATATTGTGCGCCAATGGCGGCTTTCCTGTCACCGGGGCGATTGAAGTCCAGACCTCCCTGGATGGCCGGAAGTCCCGGTGGACACGGTGTCCCGAATGTAACCACAGCACACGAGTGACCGGCCTTAAATCCAAACCACGTTTGGCCGTCCATATCGCGGTCTATCAAACGTGACAACGCTAACCCAGGCCGAGAAGCAATTCTTGGTTGACCACTCCAGGACTGACCCGGCCTGGTTCTGGGACGCGGTCCTCGGTTGCTCCAGCGTTTACGACAAGCAACTCCAGATGGCGAGGGCGGTCAGGGACCATAACCGGGTCGCGGTCGTCGGCGCCAATGGGACCGGGAAGGATTGGCAATCGGCGCGGGTGATGCTCTGGTGGATGGCGACCCGTTATCCCGCCATTTGTGTCGTCCTCGGCCCGACTCATCGCCAGGTCTCCGACATCGTGTGGAAGGAAGCCCGGTCGGCATACCTCACGGCGAGGGCGCCACTGGGCGGTCAGATGTACCGGACGGCCCGGTGGGAGTTGGACGACCGCCACTACGCGGTCGGCTTCGCCACCGATAACGAATACAACATCCAGGGCTTTCATAGCCCGAACCTCCTGGTCATCCTGACCGAGGCCCACAATATCGAGCAGTCCCACATCGACGCCGTCAAGAGATTAAACCCGGCCCGGATGCTCCTGACCGGGAACGCCTTCGCCAGCTCCGGCGAGTTCTACGATGCCTTCCACGGCGGCGCCGACCTTTACCACACCATATCGATATCAGCCGCCGACACGCCCAACATCCAGATGGGACGGGAGGTCATCCCCGGCATGGTGACCGCCGAGCAGATCGAGGAACGGCGCCGGGAATGGGGAGAGGAGTCGGCCCTGTATATCGCCTCCGTCCTGGGCCGGTTCCCGGACAACCTGGAGGACGCCATCGTCCCGCGGTCTCTCCTGATGGAGGCGGTCGAGCGGCAACTGGAGCCGGAGGGCGAAGCCACGCTGGCTTGTGACGTTGCCAGATTCGGCGCGGACAAGACCGTGGTCTACAGGAGGCAGGGGAACGTCTGCCGGCTGGCCTGGAAGTCCCAAGGCCGGGACACCCAACAGGTCGCCGGACATCTCAAGATGATGGCCGAGGATGACCCGGAGGTGGGCCAGATAATCGTGGACGACACCGGCGTCGGTGGTGGCGTAACCGACCGGCTGAACGAGGAAGGGGTGGCTGGGGGACGAGTTAGGATCGTCCCGTTCAACGGCGGGGAGAAGGCGCGGAGGTCTGACCGATACGTCAACGCCATCGCCGAGGCATGGCTGGAGTTGGGTCAAGCCTTCCGGGACGGCATGATAGACATCGATGACAACCCGTCCGTCATCGCCCAGCTATCGGCGCGGCGGTACACCGTCCAGGGAGACCGGCGCATCAAGCTGGAATCCAAGGACGATTTCAAAAAACGGTCAACGGGCGGAAGCCCCGACGACGCGGACGCTCTGGCTATGTGCTGGGCGGCTACGGGTCCGGGCGTGGGAGTATGGTGATGAAAACTCCGGAGGACTACTTCTCCGAAGGGCGGGATTGGCTGGTCAAGGCCGAGCAAAATGCCAGGGAATGGAAATCCAACACCATAAATACCCGCGAGGATAAATCGGCCAACCTGGCGATGCTGGCGATAGCGTCCGCCCTCCTGGCCTTATGCTCCCAGTTCATCAAGGAGCAAGAGGACGATTGACCAAGGAACTCCGGTGCAACCTTTGCGGGAAGCTCCTGGCCGAGAAGGCCGAGCGGGGGACGGTCATCATCTGCGCCCGATGTAAGACCCGGAACGAGGCGGACTAATGGCGTTAAAGGTCAAGACCAAGGACTGGGAATCTGGCCGGCGGTGGGCAAGGCGTAACGCGATCGCCACTCCCGGTGTGACTTATACCATCGTCCGGGACGGGCGGCAGTTGAGTTACCGATACGAGGACGGCCTGATGTATTGCACCGGGACCGGCAAGCGGGTGAAGCCCTACCATCCCAGATGGTTGACGGCATCAGAACCCATGTGCTAGATTTACCACTAGTGACCTCATCCGGCAAGTGTCCGAGGCGAAAGCCCGAAGCCGGTGGAGGTCACTTTTGCCGTTCTGGGACTTCCTACGCAAGCAAGAACCGGGCGACGTAGCGGTCGCCGTCCCGCTCAATTACGACGTTGGACAGGCGACCTACCCGGACGCCAGCTTCGAATCATTCGCGACCGAGGGTTACGCCAAGTCCGAGATCGTCCACGCTTGCATCAGAGAGCTTGCGGTCTCAGCGGCCAGTCCAAGATATTATGTCCAGGCGCCCGCCCAAGGTGGCGGCTCCGTCGAGATAACCTCCGGTCTTCTTTACGACCTGACCTCCAAGCCCAACCCGACCTCCGATTGGTACAGTTTTGTCGAGACTCTTGTGACCTTTCTGCAGGTCGCCGGGAATACCTACACCCTCAAAGAACGCAACCGGAGCGGCAAGGTGTCCGCGCTCTACCATCTCCGGCCCGACCGGGTCCGGATCATCGGTGGAGACCACGGCGCCGAGGGTTATATCTACACGGTCGGCGGGAAAGATTATCCCATCCCCAGAGAGGACATCTGCCACCTCGCCCTCCCGAATCCCGGCGGCGACTTGTATGGATTGTCTCCCCTCCAAGTCCTGGCCCGTAACGTCAACCTCGATCTGAACATGACGGACTTCGCCAAGACGTATTTCCAGAACGCCGGAGTCCCGTCCGGTCTCCTCAAACTCAAGCGGCGCCTCAACACCCAGGAGGAAGCGTCGGTCATCCGGTCCCGTTGGCGCTCCCAGTTTGGCGGACGGAACAACTTTCACCGCATCGCCATCCTGGACGAGGACGCCGAGTATCAGCCGATGGCGAACGCTCCGAAGGACATGGCGTTGACGGAACTCCACGACCTGACCGAGTCCCGCATCTGCGCGGTCTTCGGTGTCCCGGCCATCCTGGTCGGGGCCAACGTGGGACTCCAACGCTCGACTTATTCCAATTACCGCGAGGCCCGGATGGCCTTTCACTCCGAGACCCTGGAGCCGATGGTCTCCCGCATCCTCCGGCATCTGAACCGCAATCTGTTTGACGATTACCCCGGCAACGAGACCTTGACCGTGGACTGGGCCGAGATGCGCTCCGGCCTTGACGACCGCGAGGCGATGACCTCCAGAGTCACCGGCTTATTCGCCGGCGGCATCCTGACCTTGAACGAGGCCAGGGAACAACTCGGCCTCCAGGCCGTCACCGACGGCGCGATCCGGCGCATCCCCGCGGCCATCTTTGAAGTGGCCGAAGGAACACCGGCCCCGGTGGCGGTTGGCGCCGCTCCGGTCGAGGAGTCATTACCTATCGGAACGCTCAAGGAATGGGACGCCGTCCCGGAATTGAAAGCGCCGCGGGTGGCAAGACGGGCCGGTATATTACGCCGCCAACTCCTGGAGGACCGGGAGGAGGAGACCGACCAGATGGCGAAGAAAGTCCAGCGGCACTTCCGCGGACTCCGCAACCGGGTGGACGGCATCCTGGGACGGTGGATGGAGCGGACCAGCTCCGACTCCAAGGACTTCCCGCCGGGCTTTGATTCCTCCATGTTGGACTTGCCGGACGGGATACCCGACCTCCAGGCCATCATCGAGCAAGCCATGCTCCGGATGAGCGAGAAAACGGTCGCCCAAATCAACGCGACCGGCCTCGCCGGAACTCTTGAGTGGTCGG